ATGCCCTGCGGCGGCGACCGCTGCTCCAAGTGCAGCCGTAGCGAACCATGCAGATGAGGTCGTACGGGATGTTCGCCCGGACTTCCTCAACGGTGAGCTTCATCATCTGCTTTGCCATATCACTCATCCTCCTTAATCCTGAAAAAAGCCATTGCGCTTGCCTTGATGCTGCTCGGCCATCCGTCCGGGTAGGGCCGCTGCGTACCATCCGTAAAGGGAACCATTGCGGTGGCCTCTACGGCCAACATCTCGCCCTCGTACTGGTAGGGGCGGCAGCGGAACGTGCGGAGCTGGATGCTCTCGCATTCCATCGTACCAGCCCCCATGCGCCGCAGATCATCCGCGTTGCGTGCTGCATTCGGGTCATACCCGGCGGCTTTCATGTGGTCCAGAACCGTCATATCAGGCAACCTCCTTTCCGACAATATTCAGGCAGATGTAGAACCGGCCATCGAGGTCTTCGACCTCCCAGAAGTAACCGCCGGTGTACTTGCCATCGGTCAGCGCCTTATCCTGCCAGAAGCCTTCCTTGATGCACTCCGTGATGGTTTCCTGCCAGCCATCAAAGCGCTTATCCCCGGCCAGCGCCTTAAAGAAGCGGTTGACCGCGGTCTGCCACATCTTGCAGTCGGTGATGAGGTCGGCGCAAACCATGCCGTTCGGCTTGTTCACGATGGCGACCAGATCAACGTCCTGCCGGTGTTCGTCCTGCTCGAAAGCCTCGAAGCTGCTGTATTCTTTCACCTTCAGCATTTCTAAATCCTCCGTGTTTTGGTAAGTTGTTTTCTGTATCTTCATTCTAACTTACCCGCCACTGGTGTCAAACGAAAAATGAAGATTTATCGAAAAAATTTACGGAGTACATCTTGGAGTTTACCGGCGGTCAATAGACCATGCCTTCCGGGTCGATGATGGCGCATTCCTTGCCGTGAACGTAGTAGGCGTTGCCGCTCTCATCCACCCAGACCATGCAATAGCCAGACAGCCCAATTTCCGGGCCGCTGGCTACGCCGTCCCACTCTGGCTTGCGGGTCAGCTCGCCGACTACCGCAAAACCGATGTCCGCTGCATACCGGCGGGCAATGCTCTCAGTAGCAGGCATGAGCGGTATTGACGATGCAGCGAACCATCTTCTCGATGGCCTTGTCAATCGGGCAGTTCAGGAATGGAAGGTTCTTGTCAGCTACAATCTCACTTTCAAGTATCCAACCGTGCTCGTTACGAGCCTCAACCCAGCATCTGCCATCGGCTTCGCCGAGCTTGATTGAAAACGACAACTCCGCTTCATCGCAGTATTCGAGGTAACCCCAGAAGATGCAGGCCACGTTCTTGCTGAGGCGTCTGACCGACCACTCCCAGTTGGGGTCGTTCCGGTTGGCCTCGGAAACCAACCGGCTAATCAGTTCCTTGTGTTCACGCAGATCATACATAGTTCTAAACCTCTTGACTTTCCCCTGCCATACTGATAAAATCGAAACGAGATGGGGCAGGTCCCATCCCGTTCCGGTTGGCTAGGTTCCCACAGGTCTGCAAACGAAGTGGGGAACCTAGCCTTTACTGTTTCTTAGACTCGCCGGTTGCGGGGTCGAGGACTCCGGCAATGCACTTAATGCACTGCGTCGCTTCCTCGTCCGTGTGACCGTGAGCTTTCAGCCAGTCGATCAAGCGGCTGGCTTCCAAAGCGGTCATGCTGCACTCACCTTTCATTTTGTTACACCTCCTGCTCGTGCTTCCAACTTACCAGCCGGATGCTGGTAATTGTAGATAACTTACCTTTTTGGTAATTTATCTTAGTATCATTATAACTTACCCAACTGGTAAGTCAATCTGTTTTTTGATTTTTTCAAAATATTTTTTATATCCACTGGCTATTTGATGCCAAGCCGCTGGTGGCCTCTGGAAAACCTCTGAATTTGCATTTTGGTTACGGGTAAAAGTGTATTGGGAAGCGTCTGGAACCCTCTGGGAAGGATTTGTCAAAAGTGCATAACAAAATTTGGCTATTTTGAGAATTGATTTTTCTGGTGACGTTGTTCCATCGGAATTTCCGTGCAAACAAAAAAATCCCCCTGCACCAGCCTTTTTACGGGTCATGGTACAGGGGGATTATCATTTTACGCTGACTTTGCGCTGACTCAGCCCAGATTCAGCGTATTCTGGACAGCGGCCTGCTTGGCGGCGACGTGGTTGGCGTCGATCTGGGCCTCAATACGGTTTTTGAGGTACTGGGTCGTATTGCCGAAGTTGCTATTGATGTAGTCCTGCGCGTCGCTGCTCATGCTTTTCAGCGCGGCAGACACGGCCTTCATAAGTGCTTCCTTCTGTTCGGCCTCCTTGAACGTCCCGGCGGTCTTCAAATCGTTGACGTAGGTCTGGTTCATTGCGGCCACGGCATCGGACACCGCACTTCCAATTTCCCGGACGAGGCGTTGCACCTTGATGTCGTTGGTCTTTGCCGCGATGAACTCGATGAACACGGCAATGCCTTTCTGGATACAGGCGGTCACGATGGGGATGCAGACCAGCAGGGCGATGTACAGCAGGCTTCTCGTAAACTCATTCATACTCAGTTACTCCTTTCATTCAGTGAACCTGATTCTTCAGGCTGTTCATCCGCTTATCACCTTCGATGGCGGCAGCGGTAAAGCTGTTGTTCTTCCACCACGCAGCGACGCTGGTGGCAATGGTCAGGCCGGTGGTCACGAACTGTTCCACCTCCGAACTTTCGATGGGCAGCAGGGGCTTCCCGGCAGCGCTCGAAACCTGATTTGCCAGAGCGAACGCCAGAGCGGCCGTGCGGGCCAGCGTAGCGATGGACACTTTGCTATTCGTCATAGAGCCTATCTCCTCTCACAGGTACTTGTCAGCGCCAGACAGCGCCTTCCACGATGCAGGGCCGCAGATTCCGTCCATGGTCAGGCCATGCGCCTCCTGCGCCCTCATCAGGGCGTTTTCGGTGGCCTCGCCGAACAGGCCATCAGCCTTCAGCTTCAGGAGCTTCTGAAGCATAATGGTGGCACTGCGGTTTGCAGGCCCGGTGCATCCCTGGCGGATGGTGGGAAGCACGAACTTGTTGTAAGTCGTGCTGGGGTATTTTCCCGGCGTGGTGCAGAGCCACGTTGCTTTCGTGCCACGGGTGTCGGCGTGGACAAAGGCCCCACGGCTGTGCCAGTAGATACCGATGCCGCCGAACCCCACGGCCTGAGCAAGGATGCCCAGTGCCACCGGGTTGATGCTGCGGTTCTCCGTCCTCCAGTCCGCCGCCATCCCATAACGGTGCTTGCTGCCCGAACTGCCTTTAACCGCCGCATTGTGCGTGATGCAGCGGTAGCCGGACGTGATCTTCAGCGGACGGTCTACCTTGTCCCGGATGAGCTGGAGCTTTTCGGCCAGCTCCGTGTCAACCGACTGCTGCCCGCAGCCGCAGGGACACTCGAACTCGGACTTGGTAAAGTTCTTGGCGAGTGCGGTCTTATCCCCGCGCTGGAACGTAATGATGCTCAACTTGCACACCTCCTAAAAACCGATTTGGGTGAACATATAGCCGAGAAAAGCGCCGATGATGGCCGTTACTACATAGCCGACGGCCTTACGCCACAGCTCTCCATCGCGGCTCTCCAGAGTTTCCAGCCGTTTTCCCTGCTTTTCCTGCTCCCTGACCATGCTCTCCATACTCAGGGCCAGCTTCTCGACCGAAGTGGACAGTGCGCCCATTTTGCTTACGCTTTCCTCCAGCAAGGCGATTCGTCTGTCCTGACGGGCATTTTCCTCTTCGAGCCGACGCTTGAACTCCTCATGCTCGGCTCGCGTAATAGGCTGGTCCATCTGAACCTCCTCTCCTTCGTCATACAAAAAATGAGGGGAGCCGGTTTTCCCGACTCCCCTGCGCGATCACTCGACCTCGACTTCGAGGTCCTTCAGGATTTCCTCAACCTGCTTCCGAATCAGAGCCGGAACCTGATCGAGGGTCTTCTTGCCCTTCACAATGAGGGTTGCATAGATGACTGCCATGATGCCTTTCTCCTTTCTCAGTAATATTTTTAAGGCAAATTCCCGCAGGCGGCTCATGCGTTGCCGTCCGCCGCGAGAATGGCCTTGACTTCTTCCCGCAGGTGCTCAGGCACCTGCTCGATGGTTTTCCGCCCCCGGCGGATGAGGTTTGCATAGACTTCTGCCATGATTATGCCTCCTTATCTGCGGCGGATGTGACCGCGATGAGCTGTTCGTACACGTCGCACAGCGCCATCTGGGTATTATCGAGGTTGGTTTCCAGAGAAGAAACCTTGGTTTTCAGGGCTTCATTCTCCTCCTGCAATTCCGCCATCGTTTTCTTCTTCTGCAATTTAGCTACAGAATCGACTCTTACTCTGTTCAAACCCATTACTGGAAACCTCCCTGAATCGAAGCGATATAACCGCTCTCGCCGCTTGCGCCGCGCTCTGCGGTGACGCGGAAATTGAATGCAAAGCCGTTGGCCGCAGTCTGGTTCGTGAACAAATGGTTCCGGCCATTCCGGGCCTCGGTGGTGGCGTCCTCCCATACCGGCGAACTGTCCTTGCTGTTGTTCGTGACCTCCACCTTGAACACAGCGTCGGCGGGAATCAGACCGCCGACGGTGATGGCGCAGAGCGTGATCTGGGCATCCGCCTCCATCGGCTTCGCCAGCG